CTGGCTAACGTATGGGCTAAAGTAGAGTATAGAGGTATACCCAAAGAAGGGGAAGAAACCTCTAAAACTACGAGCGTAAATAAAGTACGTTTTACTATTAGATACCGCAGCGACGTAGACGCTACGAATAAAATAAGCTGGAATAGCAACACCTACGAAATAGAGGGCGTAAGCTTGGAAGGTAGAGAGCGTTACTTAATTATAGACACTACACTTCGGGACTGATGAGGCAAGGTATTTATTTTGAGGTAGAGGGCTTAGAAAAGGCTTTAATGAAGCTAGACCGGTTAGCAGAAATAGACCGTAAGAAAGCTAGGCAATTTAAGGCCGGTATAAAGAAAGCAGCTAGGCCAATGGTAAAAGCTGTTAAAGGTTCTATAACTAATTCTAAAAACAAAAAGGCGGTTACTAAAAGTATACAAACCAAGCGCTCGAAAGATCCTGCAAAGCGTAAGTACAAAGAAGTAACTTATAAAAGCGGTAACTTAAAAAAGTCTATAGGATTTTTTCCTAGTAGAAAACGCGGAGCGCTTTTAGGGTATGTAGGAGCTAGGACCGGAAGAAGAGCGGGTAAGACTTTCGACGGGTATTACGCAGCTATCGTAAACTATGGAATAGGAAGAGGTAAAGCTAAAGCGGAACCGGACAAAAAGAATAACATAGATTACGCAGAGAAAGGCTTTAACAAAGCTGCAGCACAAACACAAGCACAGCTATTAAGAGAAGTACAAAAAATACTAAAGCAGAGCATATACCAGCTAAGTAGATAATGAACGAAGGCAAAGCTATATATACTATTCTAACCGAGGACGCGGGAGTATCTGCGGTAGTAGGTACTAGAGTTTACCCGCAAGTAGCAGCCCAGGGGGCCGCTTTTCCTTTTGTGGTATATGTGTTACAAGATAACACCCCTAGCGACACTAAAAGCGGGGTAAGCACTTTAGACGAAATACGCTACGACATAGTAGCGGCAGCGGAAACCTATAGCGCTTTATCAAGCCTTACGGAAAGAATACGCCTAGCTTTGGACCGTTACTCCGGAACTGTTAGCGGCATAGTAGTAGACAGCATACAGTTTACGGAGCTGGACGTAGATAACGATCCAGCTACCGAGACTTTTGTAAGCAGCTCGGAATACATTTTAAGAATCAAGCGATGAAAATAACACTAACAAAAAAAGTAACCTCTCCTAGCGGTAAGAAGCTAGCTAAAGGTCTAACTTTAACAGTAGTAAACGAATACGGCCAGGAGCTTATAGAAGCAGGAAAGGCTGTTAAATTTGGAGAGGAAGCCCCGGCAGAAGCTCCGCAAGTAATAGAAGAAGAACAAATAAATTTAAATTAAAATGGCAACTACTGGCATTATGAACGGAACCCTTTTAGGGGTTTACGTAGGAAGCACTCTAATAGCTCACGCTACCGAGGGCTCTATTTCTCTCTCGATGGACACGAGAGACGCAACAAGTAAAGACTCTAGCGGAAGCAGAGACTTACTAGAAGCAACTAAAAGCGGTACTATTTCGGTATCTGCATTATACGCAGAAGACGCAGCTTACGGCGTAGACGATCTTATGACAGCTTGGAGCGGACGTACTGCGCTTACTGTTAAGTTCTCTACTGAAGTAACGGGCGACCACTACTGGAGCGCTTCGGCTTACGTTACTTCTTTGGAAGTAAACGCAGGTATGGAAGACAATGTAAGTTACTCGGCAACGTTTGAGCTAACCGGCGCTATAACTTACGACGTAGTATCTTAATAGCAAACACTAAACACACTTAAAGCAAATGGTAAAGAAGGTAAACATAGGAGGCGAAGAGAGGCCAGTAAAATTTGGCTTTGCCGCACTAATGCAATTTACGGACGCTACCGGTTATACGTTAGCGCAGTTAGATAGTATAGGCGACAGCCTAACACTTAGCCAAGCTATAGAGCTTATAAGAGCTGGACTAAAGCAAGGCGCTAGAGTAGAAGGCGAAAAGTTTAACGCTACACCGGAAGAGGTGGCCGACTGGCTAGACGATAGCCCCGGAGCTTTAGAGGAAGTGTTAGCAATCTTTACCGAAAGCTTTACAACTGCAAAAAAGTAGAGGGGGCTAGGGGCTCGAAAAGCCCCGAAGCCCCTCTAACTTTTGACCGCTGCGAAGAGATAGCTTTAGGGTTATTAGGTTACAACTACAGCGAGTACTTACAATTAACCCCGCGCAGCCTAAATAATGCTGTAGCGGGTTTTAGTGAAAAGAGGGAAGCAGAAAGCCGCGAGCTTTGGGAGGTAATGCGAAGCCAAACGGTAACGCTAGTAAACCTACAGCTTCCTAAGAACAAAAGAGTAAAGCCCAAGGAGCTCTATAAATTCCCTTGGGATAACGCACAAAAAGCAGGGCTAAAACTAACTAAAGAGGAAGCTAAAGCAATACTAGCGAAATGGCAAAAAGAAGCGTAGCGAGTACTAATATTAGTGTAGGGGCAAACCTTACCGGATTACAAAGAGGCCTAAAGATAGCTAGTAGAAGTTTACGCCGTTTTGGTACTCAAGCTAAACAAATAGGAACTAGCCTAAGTACTAGTATTAGCGCTCCTCTAATTGGATTGGGTGCTATATCCGTTAGGACCTTCCAAGGCTTTGAGGCCGAAATGAGTAAAGTAAAGGCCGTCTCCGGTGCTACTGCTCAAGAGTTTAAAATATTAGAAGCCCAAGCAAAAAAGCTAGGGGCTACTACAACCTTTACAGCTTCCGAGGTAGCAGGCTTGCAGGTAGAATTTGCAAAGCTTGGTTTTACGGCTAGCGAAATAGACAAGGTTACCGAGTCTACGCTATACTTAGCCCAGGCCGGAGGCGCTGAACTAGGACGAGCGGCAGAGGTAGCAGGATCTACTTTAAGAGCTTTCGGACTAGCAGCAGAAGAAACCGGCAGAGTTACGGACGTAATGGCTAAGAGCTTTAGTACGAGCTCCCTAGATATGGAGAGCTTCGCGGAGGCTATGAAGATGGTAGCGCCTATTGCTAAAGCTACGGGCGTAAGTATGGAGGAGGCTAGCGGTATGCTAGGGGTTTTAGCCAATAACGGTATTAAAGGCTCTATAGCAGGTACAGCTCTAAAGAAGATACTTAGCGACTTACATAAGGAAGGTAAGCCAATGACGCAAACCTTTAGAGAGCTATCTAATCAAAATATAAGTTTAGCAGAAGCTAACGACTTAGTAGGAGATAGGGCTAAAGGTGCTTTACTAGTGCTTACCGAGCAAATGGGGCTAGTAGACGAGCTTACGTTAAGCTATCAAAATGCCGAAGGCGCAGCGCAAGCTATGGCGGAGGAAATGATGGACAACACCGCCGGAGCGTTTAAGACTTTACAAAGTGCTACGGAGGGGGCCTTAATTGAGATTGGCGAAGCTATAACCGAAAACGAAATATTTAAAGGGGTATTAGAAAAGCTTACCGCTACAGTAGGAAAGATTACTAAAGCTATTAGCGGAATGACCGACGCCGAGCAGTATAACAAGGTTATACTAGCCGGCTTACTTGCTTTAGTACCTTTAGTAGTTACTGCGGTAGGAGCTCTTACTTTAGCCTTTGGATCTTTGACGGCGGCTATGGGGCCAGTAGGTATAGCTATAGCTGGAGTAGTATTAGCTTATCAAGCTTTAAAGAAAGAAGTAACCGAAAGCGACGAGGTTATAAAAGAGGCTTTAGAAAGTGAAAATTTTGTAAAGGCTCAAGAGAATTTAAAGCAGCGTTTAAAAGAAGTAAACGACCAGTTAAAACTTCGTAGAGAAGCTTTACAACGTGCTACTGAAGCCGGTAGAATAGAACAAAAAGACCGAGAGGGAGCGGCAGTAACTAAACTAGAAAAGCAGCGGGTAAAATTACTAGAAGCTTTACAAGGTGTACAAGATAAGAACACCGAAAGCTTAGATACATACCGCAAGGCTATGAACGACTACGCCGAAGAGCAACGCAAAGCTAGAGGCGAGCAGGAAGAATCTACCGACGCAACGGGAAGACAGCAGGAAGCTATAGTAAGTTTAACGCCAAAAATAGCAGAGCTACAGCTGGCGGTAAATGGTTTAGACTTTCAGCCAATGGTAGAGGAAACGGACGAAGCTACTAAAAAGCTTTGGCGAATGCTAGAGGCTGCCGAAGTACTTAACGAAAGAATGAGCCAGGTTATAAATGCTATGGTATTCGATACTGTAGTAGGTATGGCGGAAATAGGCGGAGCTATACTAGCAGGAGAGGCAAGCTTTAAAGATTTGGGTAGATTTGCTCTAGGTCAATTAGCCAGCTTATTTCATCAGTTAGGAGTTTTATTTTTAGAGTACGGTATAGCTGTAGAAGGTTTAAAAGTAGCCTTATCTATGGGGCCTATAGGTGGACCGTTAGCTATTGGGGCAGGTCTTGCTCTTATTGCAGCAGCCGGCGCAATAAATGCTAAAATGGCGGCAGCTGCCGAAGGTGTACCAGCACTAGCCGAAGGGGGTATAGTTACCGGTCCTACTCTAGCTTTAATTGGAGAAGGTAGAGAAAGCGAGGCAGTAATACCACTAAGCAAGCTACCACAAATAGCGGGAGCCAACGGAGGAGCTGTAGAGGTGTACGGACGCATAAGCGGCCAGGA